TTAGCAAGCCCTCTAGTTCCGTTTCGGTTAATGCGTCCAATATAGATTCTTTTAGGGCTAGCATCCCTCCCGAGTCTAGAGATTGCATGTATCTCAGCATGCCTGAAGATACGGCCTCCTTCAGAGCATTTGGTAGCGTACTTAGCTTGGAGAGGGTGCGTTTTAGTGTAGCTATTTGTTCCTCGGGAGAGGACGTTACCTCGGGAATCACAAATAATAGCAGCCATTCTGTACTTGTAGTCATCTTCATCTAGTCCTTCTGCTATAGCGCAACACTGGTCAAGAAAGTTCGTTTGTTGAGCAGTGTGTAGACACTGGTCTAGGTAGTTATCCGACATAGAATAGACCTAAGTTTACTAAGTAAATTTTTCTTATCCCAATCTTTCAGAGATTCATAGCAAGACTTACAAAAAATCAAGGGTTGCAATTCTATCTCTTTGACACAAGTTGTCGTCTGTGTGGACGTAACCTTCTAAACGAATTGAATTAACTTCCTCATACTCTAAACCACCTTTGTTGCAGTAATCACAGGTGTAGTTCTTGGTGTTAACTGCCATTAGTAATCATCCCTTTCATAATTACTTCTCTAGTAACTTTATAGATGATTACTTCTTCTCCATCCTCCGCATACTGGTAGGCGTAGCGCAAAATCTCACTAAAGGCTTCGTGGTCAGGACCACTTGTTGAAGCTTCCATACAATCATCAACCCACAATTCGTATTCAACTATCATCGTTCGTCTCCACTACCCTGAATAACACTACGCCGTTTTCGGTCAGAAAGCTTCTCAATGTTCTGAGTAAGGATACGGCTAGGCTTTACATCAAGAGCCTTGCATAGCAGGACTAGATACCAGAACACATCTCCTAGCTCCTTGGCTGTAAGGTCTCGGTCAAACTTACCATCCCGAATCAGCTTCTTAACCTTTTCAGCTACCTCACCAGCTTCCCCACACAACCCTAGAGTTAGGTAAGCTAGCTCCCCTCGGGAGCCAGTGCTGTGCTCAGGATAAACAGCAAACTCATCAGCTAGCTCAGCGTACTCGTCTATATCATAAATTACTGGGGTGATCATCATATTCATCTAGTTGCTCCTTTAGTTCTCGTTTAATCTTGGTACGCTTGTAAGCTTTCTTACTAGTATAAGATTTATGCCCATATTTACCTGAGTGCATCAACTCTTTTTCTAGCATTTGTTGCTCCACTGACTTAATCTTTTTAATCGTCATTGTCTTCTAGTTGCTCTAGGTTCTCAAGGATGTACCAATCTAGCAAATCAACCAATTGCTCCGTATCCAGATTCAATAACGATATTATATCCTCCGGGTCGTATTTGTCAATCAATCGTTGACGAATTAGGTCAGGTAACATGGATAGAAAACTTCTTAGCCGTGTCAGTAAAATTTTCTTTGTAACTTATCTCAAATACCACAGAATCTGAAGCTGTATCGTAATAGTCTGTGCAAGAAACCACTACAACATCTTCACCCGACTCTTTTAGTATTTTTTCAGTAAAGTGATTTGATAGTAGTTCTACTATGTAACTCTCATCAAATCTGTATAGTAGTCTATTTAGTTTACTTACGGCCATACTCTCTCTCCAGACTTCCCATAGCTATTGTCTTAATGTCAAACCTACCGTAATCGTAGTTAGCCAACTCCACTAACCCTTTCCAGTAATTAGTTACTCTGCCGTGTACGTAGTCTTCCTCCTGCTCGAAGAAACACCCCACGTTGAGTATTTGTTGTAGGTGTTTCTGGCCGTGCTTGTGTACGCAACTAGTATGGAGTTCGTGTGTATGGCCGAAGATAGTAGTATTGACCGTCACAGCCTCAACTTTGGAGCATATGTCTTTTCCTCCAACTTCCCTAGCTTTGCCAAAAGGAATATGAGTATAATGTAAGCCATTACTAACCCAATACTCACGGTAATTGACCCACTTATAACCCCGCTCATCAAGCCATAGTAGGCGAGGAATGGTGAGAAGCCCATCAGCCCACTCAGGATGGTAGTCAAGATATCTAGGCAGACGTTCTTCATGGTTTCCCTCAATAAATATTACTCCAGTATTTTTTGGAATCTTGAGCTTATCGAGCGCAGCGTTGCCCGCATCTATCTCCTTAAAGAACCGTCTGTCTTCCATAAGTAGTCGCTTGTCTCTATCCCAAGCTGATAGGGAATTAAGTGTAAGGAAATCTCCAATGAACACGAGATAATCAGGAGAAGACTCTTGTAGATAGCCGTTGAGCCAATCGAACCTACGTAGGTTCTGGTTGTTGGTTACGTGGGCATCCCCTACTACTAGGTGCTTACTTCGTTTCTTTTTAGTCAAGTTTTATTACCTCGTAAACTATATGGTCTATGAAGTCAGGGTTGCAAGAATGATACCAACATAAAGCCACGCGGATTAATCGCTCCATCCTACAACTGGAGTCTCCATAGTTAACCCATTGACCTTTTGGGTGCTCTACCATAACTCCATCAACTAAGTCGTACCTAGTCATTTATTTTTGTGAGTTCTTCATGGACTCTACGCCCAATCAGTTCGTCCATTTTGGACAGTTCTTCTGGAATATCTTCCTTCTTGTTAAGCCATTTACGAGAGTAATAACCGTTTTTCTTAGCCATCTACGTAGTCTCCTAAAGCTTGGAACCCATCTACTACCACAGGTTTTGGAGTTCCTTTTCTTGACTTAGCTTCCTTAATCCACTGTTCTGGTATCTCTCCAACAGTGTTGGGAAAGCCGTTCTTGGTAGCCCACTCCGAGTACCGGATATTGTTATCCCGCGCTGCTCTACTCTTAATCAGATTATCTCTCTGAAACACTAACCGTAGGTCTAGCTCCGGGTGATGTTTCTTTACTGATAGTAATTTACTCCGGTCCTTGTCAGTAAGCCTGCCCTTAGTCTCAATAAATATCTCGTTCTTTAGTTCAAAGTCTACTAGATACTTGCGTACTATTTGGCCCTTGATGGGTCCACAGGTCTCACAGATTACCCAGTTACGAGACTGCACCAAATAATCAAAGGTACGAGACTCATACTGGAAATCAACTTTATTCTCTCTAAACACGTCCGCTATGGACTTCTCAAAGTTAGACCTATATTTACCCCTAGACGTGATTCTTTTCCGGTATCGGGGGATACCACGTTTGCCCTTCACGACGTTGAATCCATAACTTGTTACCTCGTTCGTATAGTATCTCAGCTATCTCATCTTCCGATAAATGAGGAAGTTTATTAGTATAGGTTGACAGCACAATATCCCACCACTCTTCTGGATTACTACCCCTATCAAGAAGATTATCTGCTCGTCGGGGTCCAATCCCCTTAATCCCCGGAATACTATCAGCTACATCACCAGTCAAAAGCTGGTGAAAGAAGAATCTATTAGCCATAGCACCACTAACGTAATAAATAAAATCCTTACTGTAATCCCAATGATAGCCCGGTATCTGATTCAGGTCTTTATCTACTCCAGCGATAATGTCTCGATTTTTTCCAGTAATCTCATGGTTAAACCACCCGTGCCAGCTAATAGCGTCATCCGCTTCATACTCACTGCTAGGGCAGAGGTGTGTTAGGTAGTTAGTCTTAACAAACACTCGCATCTCCTCCATGAACACAGGAGGAGGGACTAATGCTCGGGTAACTTTATAGGTAGTCTCCTTGTTGAATCTATCCCGGTACCGACCTTTACCATCCGGTACCGTCAGAAATACTAGAAGTTGATGATATGTTTCCCCCATAGACGGAATAATACTGTTAGTAATCTTACCCTCGGTGTCGCTAATCATCTTCTTAAGGCGCGCACAAGCAGCCTCCGGGGTAGGAGGAGCCGGGCTGGCATAACCAACCCGGTAAAGCATTGTATCAACATCTAGGAGAATGTTGGACATCTTAATCTACCTTATCTCCTTCCAGAGCCTTTTCTGCTGCGTCGTAGTCCATATCACCGCTGGTATAGTATTCAAACTTTTTAGCAAAACTAATCACGTCATCAGCCGTATATGTAGCTACCAGAGTCCCGTCCCGAGAACCGTTAACATAGTTAACCGCAGCAGTCAGGGCGTTCTGACGAAGAATAAGACGGTCCTTAGCTAGAATAGGCTCACCCACCTTAGCAGGTGGTGGAGTAAATCCACGAGGAGGGGAGGCCGTACCAGCAGCCCCGGCTGCGGCGCTAGTACCGGGAACCACGTTACCCTTTATGTTCTTGTAGACTACCGGCGTACCCGTACGAGTAACACTCGGCTTTTCGATGTACTCAAAGTCAACAAAATCCCCCACACGGCACTGAATTTGAGAGGCAGCGAACGCGCTGTACTTCTCCCCATCCACCGTAATCTTGTTACCGTCAACAAACTGTACGTAGCCGTTCTTTCGCATAGTGTTATACTCCAAACTTATCTTTAATTAGGGACTGTACTTCAGTCCTAGTAAACTTATCCATATCCCTTTCAAACCAGTTCTTTCCAACCTTTACATCATAATTATACACAACCTTTAGCTCGTAGTCAAACAATTCTTTGAACTTAGCAGAAAAATCTCTGAAGGCGCCTTCGACCACAGAAAACAGAGTAACCAATTCGTCCACATGGCAATCAAACATAATGCTATCATGCACGGTATTGATCAGAAAAGGTGTTTCCTTATCTTCACAACTATCATAAATTCTATGAAGATTGTCATAAACCAGATTCAATACTACTGGTACAATATCGGCTGTACCAAACCCCTGAATGGGGTAGTTCTTCATCTCAGTACGGCTATAGTAGTAGTCTCCACTATCCGTTTGGCGAAACGTTAGCGTGTACATACGGCCTGTTGGAGTAGGGTTAATAACCCACACTTCACTAGATGGGTCTGTTTGAATACGGGCCGACCGAGTCCGTTCACCTCTTTCCACAAATAAATCGGTGTGATACTTATCCACGCCTTTATATTTAGTATAAAATTCGTCGATAAAGTTTGTAGCGGAGCTGTGAGATATACCAAGGCTTTCAGACATCTTGGCTGGTCCAGCCCCGTACTGTAGCTGGAACGTCATTACCTTAGCTTTCTTACGCTCGTCGGTAGTAACCTCCTCAGGTTTCTTACCTAGCCACATAGCGGCATTAAGCCGGTGGATATCCTCCCCTCTATTCAGTTCATCAATCAAAACAGTGTCCCCGGACACTTCAGCTAGAGCACAAATCTCTAGCTGAGAGAAATCGAACTCAACTAGAAACCCGTTCTCCGGTCCATACCGGGATACAAAACACTCACGTATACTAATCGTCATGCATACTTTCCTGAAGTTTATGAATAGCTTCCATTAATTCCTCGTAGGTAAATTGGCAATCTACGGTACAGAAGTTAACTGCGTAATTCTCAGCAGAAATACGTTCAGGAGGAAGTAGGTTAAATACATGCTTCCCATTCTCATCTCTTATCTCCAATCCAGTACTCCTACCAAAAGGTATATACTTAATTTTTAGCAAGGTTAATCACTCTTATACTGATTGTCATAGCGCGCCTTTCCGCATCTTGTGGATAGCTTCCAACAAATCGTCGTAAGTAAACTCACAAGGTTGTGTAAAATAGTTAGCTATGGGTACGTGTTTACTACTCATAAGCTTCGGGGGAAGTATGTTACATAAATGAGTGCCCTCTTCGTCTCTTATCTCTAGTCCGGTGCACCCACCAAAAGTAATGTATCTAATCTTAGGCATAATTAATCACTCTTAAGATTCTGGATGTTAGGTTTACTAGAGCTAATACGCCCCGTTGGGGTAGCTACGTGCTTAAATTCCGTGTGTAGAGAGATGCAGGGGTCTCCATTCCTAGCTACCTCGTAGTACCCTTGAAAGTAGGTACGCCTTTCTTTACTAACAGTACGATATTTTAGCAAGGTTTCTATAAAGTCTTTACATTCTGGTAAAATAGGGAACTTTAAAAGATGATTAAGCGCCTCTTCATCTACAGAGTCTTTAGGTATCCACGCAGAAAGAGGATTCTTATAAGGTTGGTGAACAACCTCTTTCTTCAGCTTAGGCTGGCCTTTCTTATCCCCACTCTTGTACACTTCTCCGGTGTCTACCATCTTAGTAACCTTGTAGGCACCCCTCCCGTACAGCACCCCCATCAATTGCTGATTGCTATTAGGATTAACTTCATCCGCGTTTGGCATGTGGCTCGCCATATCTATCGTTAGCTTTCCTTCAAGAAAGGCCTCGTCTGTTAAAAGGTCTTTGGATGCGTTTTGCATCTTTTCCTTATCCATCATCATACCGTTGCAACTCATTTCGTGAGTAATCATACGGTACTTCATCCGCTGGAGAATAAGGTTTTGTAGGTTCTTCGGATATTCTTTGAATAGCTTCATCTGAGCTACGAATACTTTCTTAGTAATATTTACGTCCTGCTTGCAATACTCAACAAGCTTATCTCTTGGAATAGTGCTAGGGCACACCCCAGCTTTAATCATTTCCGATACAGAGTTCTCTTTCATCTCCCCCGGACAATACTTGTCCGCTAGCTGTTGGAGACTGGGGTAGGTAAAAGCCTGCCCAAACATCTCGTACTCAGCTATCGCTGTATCCCACACTATGTCGTGCCCCAGTTCAGAAAGCTTGTGCATTCCTGTAACAAGCAAGTCAAAGCACACGTTGTGTCCTACAGTAAGGAACGGTTTACTAGCGGGGTCGATAATACCGTAAAAATCGTTTTTATTCCAACGATGTAAATACTCTTTCTTGGTGTCTCCAAAAACACCATCTTCTACCCAACAAACACCCAACACAAACTCAGGAGGATAGGCGTAAACGCTCTTATCCTTATCAATCAACTTAGTCTCGGTGTCTATGACAATATAACGCTTCGCGTCATAGCACTCAAGACATTTCTCTAGACTGTAATCCATTAGATACTCCGGTATCTTGCTATATATTTATCCAGCATTACTTCACACTGGTCATTACTACCAGTAAGTTTATTCTTAGGACAATAGATAAATCTCTTATCTCCGTCCACTGGGGTTTTGCCTATCAGTAGAATAGCGTCGGCTTCACCTTGAGCACCAGTTTTGGAGCCGTACAGGGCACCCATAGGAGGATACTTAACCCCTTCAGCAGAACCATCTAGCTGGTTGCTAGCGATGACTGGAGCGGTGTGCTTAGCTATCTCTCTAGCCCACTCACACAGCTTCCTGAAGCGTTCAGCTTCAACCTCATTCTTTCCTCCCATAGCCCCCTGCACCTTGTACAACTGGTCTACGATGATTAGACCGGGGTTGTATCGGTCTATAGCTTTCTCTACTCGATTAATGTGATTGGCGTCATCAACGAATATAATTCTATCTTTACCAAACTCATCCTCATATTTCTTTACTGCGGTAATCTTATCAGCTAGTACATCCTCTTTTGTCCAACCCAGAAAGGATTGAATAACACGCAGTTTTACCTTACGGATGTGTTCCTCGTTATTGAACCATAGAATTTGCTTACCATCCTTCAACTGTTTAGCCAGATACCAACACTCGTTAGCTAGGAGAGTAGTCTTACCACCATCAGGACGACTAGCCAACAGAATAAATTCGTTGTTTAGTGGTCCTAGAAGTTTGTTGAGACAATCAAGATACCAAGTCATACCAGAAGTCTTGATAGCGTCCAGAGAATCCAGCATATCCTCGCTACCTAGTTCCTCCATCAGAGCCTTTTCCAGCTTTACCGACACCCGCTTATAGTCATCTAAGGTATTGAAAATATTGATAAAACTGTTGGTTCGGCCTTCTGCTACCTTGATAGCTTCCTCAGCTACCGTCTCAGCGTAGGTACGATTGGTGAACATCTGAGTAACATCATCCGACACCGGGTCTTTATCGGATTCCAGCTTATCGCACAGTGTGTGGATAAGCTC